GCCATGTTTAGTGCACGAATTACACTAGGATACAGACTGTTCAAGTCCATTGACGCTACCCACTTGTGTAAGCCTTTCTTAGGAAACGCAACATACGCACCAGCTGCTTGAGTATTTACTTGGTCGTCACGTTTTGGACGATTAGGCACTTGCAACCCTCTATGATGTGCCTCATTGACAATAGCTTGCTCAGTAACTGCAACAGCACCCATTGTTGTTTGTAGAAGCACAGTGTTAGCGTGTGCAAGCTCGTTACTAAGATCAATAAAGCGCAGTTTCTTGTCTAGTTTGTCAAGTAGTGCAGTATCCTGAATGTTATATTCAATAAACTTACGGAAGTCATTGTTGTACAGTTGATCAAGTGTGCCTTCATACGGTACCTTGTTCTCGCCTACTTCAATCTCACCAATAGCATCCAGTCGATATGTATGACGTTCTTCATATGTGTATTTGCGATACAGTTCCAAGCTATCCAAGTGTACACGACCTACTAGATCAAATGTAACTGCTGCTTTGCCATACTTTTCATATTCACGTTTCTTGGGCAACTGACCCCATAGACAAAAACGTCTTGTGTCGTCTTTGCTTAGTATTCGCATAGTCCTATTTACAGTGTAGGGAATATCATAACCTTCACTATTCCAACCTGACAAAATGTCGCTATCTTCAATCAGCGTCAAGAACGTGTCAATCATGTCACCTTCTCGCTCAAACAGCATTACATTTTCAATGCCTTCGAGTTCTGCTTTTGCTTGCTCCATAGTAAGTGTCTTGGGCGGAACAGCAAGACACACCATTGTCTCTAACCATTGCAAATACACACTTATTGAAGTAATAGGCATAAACGGATCACTTGGATCAGCAAAGCCACGCTCTGGATCAAAGTCTGTCTCAATATCGAAAAAAGCAATGTTTAGTTTAGGAGCATCTTGATTGAGATAGTTCTCACTCAGGCACTGGAAGATTGGGTTAATATCACTTTCAAATAAGTTCTTGCCTTTGTTAATAGCAACTTCTTTGCGAAAGTCTTTTGTGTTCTTACACACAATGCGAGATAACGGATCGCCGTATACACTCTTATACTTACCTCTAGGGTCTTCATAATAAAAAGTATATTTTGCTTGATATTCACGGTATTCTCTTTTACCGTCTTTGCGCTCAACCACACGAATCATATCTTGATCGCGGTCAAACAGTGCATCTACATATGGCATTCATTTCTCCTTGCGGCTTCTGGCCCGCATACCTTTAACCTGCTCGTAAAGTGAGCGAATCTATAAGTATATAGTACTATATAAAAAACAGTTGGTAAAGAGCGATAGTATTCATCATCACAAACCAACTACACAACACAATAACAAATGCCGCTTGTCTAATTACAGCACTTACTACACCTAAAAGGCTACCTACAAGATACATTGGAACAAATATTTTTGTTGCAGGGTCTAGGATAGTAAATGTTAGCACAGCGCTTGCACTGATTAATAGTGTTGCTTCTATCATTTCAGCATAAAACGCTAACGGACTTGTTCGATAGCTTTCTTTAAAAAACTCGCCTATGCGACCGATCACTTGTCAACACCAACCGTAGCAACAATAGTTTCTAGATCTTCAAATTCGTCTTGATGACGATCCCAGTCACGCTTCATTGCAACCTTAATTGCTTTGTTGATTAGACTAGGCTTTACATTTAATTCTTCTGCTACTGCTTTTACAGTATCTTTAAGACCGGCGTTTAAGTCTTCAATTTCTTGCAGTACAGTTACGCCTTCTTTTACTAGGCGTTCTAGTTTTGCTTTTTCTTCTTGTCCGTAGGTACGATCGCTCACATTATTCTCCTTAACTAATTAGTTTCAGTATACTATATTATAAATTATTTGTCAATCTCAAATGCAAGATGAGAGTCGAAATTTATCATTTCAAACCCTTGTAGCTCTTGCTTATAAGAATACATATCACCTAGTATCAAATATTTAAAGCCTTGATCTCTAAAATATGCACATTCACTGCGCAGACTTTTATAACCTAATTTAAGTTTAGGGTTTTTATAGTTCCATGCAAATTGATCTGCATGTACTGTGCTCTTGCTTGGATATACCATGTAACAACTCCATGCCGCTAGTTCGCCTTCGTCGTAATATCCAAGTATTGCTGCTCTACTCCAATCCTCTCGATATATTGGGTAGATACTGTCAAAGTTTTTATGTCTAATGTACTGTTTATAAATTTCTTCACATTCTGTAAAATGTTGATCATTTAATAACTTAAAGTCTATGGTTTTATAATTTGTTTGTGCAAGATTTATTCTACTGGTCATCGACTTTGCACATCCTTTTTATAATCCTCAGGCCAATATTTGTAGTAACCGAGGGCATCTAAATGTTTACGTGCTTCGTCTAGTTTAGTACGTTCCTGTAATAGAACAAGTCCATGCTCACCGTTGTTTAATACAACACTATCGATTTCTTCAAGTTCTTCCGGATGATCTTCTAGTGCTACTAAGCCTTGACCGTCTAAAATTCTATGTTGAACCTTGTCTATTAACTCGGTAAGTTCGTATGGAGTTATTGCTTTAGGATCAAATGCAAATATTACAACATCTTTTCCCGGCCAATTATTTGCACAGCTATCGATCTCACTGTTGAGATTATGTGCTACAGGATCTTTTATTTCTTTAACCAATACATTGCCCTCCGTCCATGCTCGTTTTGCATAAGGACAGGGCGGCAGATTATTAAAACTAGAATGTTGTTTGCTTAAAAAATTATATATCCAATTTTCTAATGATGCCCTAAGATTTTCCATTCTTTTCATTTAGTTTGCGCAATAGCATTTCTTTAATGCTTTCTTGTGCAAATGCTTTGCCCTTATGTTTCATTTTACGTGGATCTGAATCACGCTTTGCTTTATTAATATGAGCGCCGCCCGCGCCGGACTTTCGTAAAGCATCTAAGTCCTTTGAATGAGAATCTCTTGGTTTTGGTGCAATTTTAGCAGCAAGTTTGCGCTGCCTCATACTTGTAGCTTCATCCATCTCTTCGGTCATTTTAGACATAAATTGATCAAACTGTTTTTTCTTGGTAGGATCAGCTGCAATCTGTTTTAATGCTTGCGTATGTTGTTTTAGGAATTGGCTATAAGTTCTATCACTTGCAGGTAGTTGACCAGCTTTGGGTGCTGCCTTAGGTTTAGCAGTTGGTTTACCATTACCTTTACCTGTGATAGCACCACTCACTTTACTGCGAACAACATCAGGACTTTTCTCGCCAGCTTGCCATCCTCTTTGAAATGCATTATCCTCACCTACTAGTTTACCTTCGTCTGGCGAGCGTTTTGCACCTGACCCTTTTTTAGGAGTAGGTCTATCTCCTCTGGCATAATCACCATCTTTTTGTTTGGCACGTTCGTCTAACCGAATGCCAGCCAGTGTAGCAAAGTCAGCAATACTATCTATACCCACAGGCATGCTTCCTTCTGCTACAGACACACTCTCTTCTAAGTAGTTAGCAGTAGTCTCGGCTGCTACTGCTGTACCTGCATCACCTTTAAGTTTTGCTAGGTCCTCACGTGGATCGGTTGGTTCAATTTCGAAGAGAGTGTGTTGTAGTTTGTTCCAGTCCATTAACCGTCACCTTTTACTTTATGACAACTGTCGCCTTTTCCTCTGCGATAGCCTTTCCAACATACTTTACCGTGACTGCCTTTTTTCTTTTCTTCAGAAACAGTTTTATAACTTGGATTACCACAATCTGGACAACGTGCTGATTCAGCTAATTTAGCTGCTAGTTTAGTTTGCAGTGATTCTTTTTTAGTAAGGTCGTTTTTGCCTTTACCGTCTGCTGCATAGTCAGGAACCATTTTTCCTGTCTTAGGATCTTTTACCATTTTCTTTTTAGATTCACTAACTGCATTACAGTTGCAGTGTTTGCAAGTTGGCGGACATGTGCAGTCTTCTGCTTTTGTATCAGCACCACAACACTTATCAGAGCAATGAGTGTCTCTGGCTTCTTTTACTGCATCAAGTGCATCTGGCGCCATTGGTTCACTTGCTTCTTCGTAATCCATGTGATGATATACACTACTGATCATATCTGCTGATTTAGTAATTTTTGACTGTACCCAGCCTTCTAAACCTTCTGCTTCAGTTACACCTTTAAGTATATCATGCAGTTTAATTGCATATTTGGCTAATTTATATAGTTCACTACGTGCCATCTGCACTTCGTGATCACGTTCTGCACGATCTGCTAACTCGCCTAGGCCTTCGCTAATCTCTTGTTCTCTCATGATAACTCCGAATTCTTATACTGTATTTATGCCTTTTTCTTTTTTGCTTTAGATTTCTTTTTAGGGGTGTCATTGCGTTTTATAGGCTTTGTGCCAATACCGCCGCTGGCAAATCCACTACCATTCATACCAACTGCAATATTACCTGATACAGTTTCTTTGATAATATCATTCATTTTCATTTGCGTTGTCCTTATCCGTGTTCAAACCTTGCCACTGACTTTGGGGTGTAATTCTGTCTTTCGACGTATTGTTTCCAAAATGCATTACGTTCGTTAGTACTAGCTCTACGTGCTTCGTGTTCTTTTAACTTTTTAACGTAATACTCAATGTCCATTATTTCTTCTTAGCCTTTCCTGCTTTCATATTAGCCAGCCAATGCGCCATACGCTGCTTTTCACCTGAACTATTCTTAGCAGTCTTTCTTAAACTGCTCACACTTGCTTTGGTATTTACACCACTGCGTTTTGCTAGGCCTTTGCGTCCAGGCTTCTTACCATCAGCAAAGTTTTCATCCATATCGTCGTGATTAACGGGATTTGGATTTTTTAAAATAAAATTTACTTGTTTGTTGTCTTCTTCTGTGTCAAGGCCCCAGCCGCTCTGTTGTGCAAATTGTTTAGCAAAACGTTTGTAAAGTATATATCTACGCTTACTATCCTTATCGGTGTCTGCTTTTGCAGCACTAAAGGTTACTTGATTAATTCCTTCTTTGTCTAACTGTTTCCACCATTGGACGATTGCTGATTTTACTGTAGCAAATATTCTAAATTCGTCTCCGCTGCCTGTTGCTGTTAGACTTCTGCCCCTTTTAAATATAATGTCAAACATACCCGTATCAAATAAATAAAATTCTATTTCAAGTAAACTACCGTCAGGTAATTTAACGTTGGCTTTTGAATCTCCGTGCTGGCCTAATTTTACCCAATTAATTGGATACGGATTATCGAGTGCTTCATTTATCTTGCTATCTGCAAAGTTTTCTGCTTGTTGATCTTTATAGTTTGGGTTAGTGAGTACAAACTTAATATCTTCAGCACGGTCGATTGTAGATACAGTGAATCCAATACTGCGAGCAAATTGATTTGCAAATCTGTTGTATAGGCTGCTTCTGCCAGCTGAGCCCTTGGCGCTTTTGTTGCCCTTGAACGCTGAAAAAATGATTGCTTCTACAGGCTGTTTTGATTTTGATAGCCATGACCACCATTTTTTAACTGCTGAAACAACTGTAGCAAAGACTCTAAACTGATCACCCTTGCCTGTTACCTGCATTGATCCGCCAACGTAAAAGTCAACTTCCCACTTGTGGTTGTTGTATCCTTGAGTTATCATAATTTGAATACTGTCGCCTGCTTCTGTTTTAGCTTTGCCTTCCCATTCGTCATCGTCTTTAGTAGTCCAACGAACAGGATATGGCTGATCCAACGCTTCGTTAGTCTGTGTATCGGTCCCTTTTCTTTTAAGAATAAAGGTATCTTCATTGCCAGTATCTTCTACGTCATAATCATACCCGTTTTGACTGGCAAAGCGCTGTACCATTTTACGATATAGTCCACTTCTTGTACTGTCTTGCGATCCAAATGCTCCGGTGCGAGGCTTAAATGCACTGAAATAGATTTCTTGTGGTTTGTTAGCATCAACCCATTTTTTAATGTGATTAATAACAGCACCGAAGATTTTATTCTGTCCACCTTCTCCAGTAACACTCATTCTAGCGCCGCGAGTAAAACTTATATAAACGCCTTTGTTCATAGGCTTGTAAGTTATCTCAATATAAGCATCATCTACTTTAGCAGCAAACACACTAGCGCCTTGTGGTGCAGCACCCTTAATCCATTCTACATCAGTGTCAAATGCTTCGTTATACGCACGGTCTGTTGCTGCTTTTGCTCGATCGGCATCTGGGTGTTTAGGATTGATACTAACTACTTCACCGTTCATTAGTTCACTGATGTTAGCACTTTTGCCTACTTTGTCTAACAGTATGTGCAAACTATCGCTAGGATCATAGTTGGTTTCATAACCTGGCTTGCCCCGTACTTCTGTACGCTTGCCTGTAGCAGTGTCTTTGATATGTAATACTAATAGTTCTTTGTCACGTTCTAATTGTAGTTTGTAACCTTCACGCATCGTAATTTCATTAATTTTCATTTACGACCCCTAAATCCTCTAGGCATGTTACCTTGCATTTTAGGTTGACTGAACCACAGCTCAAACCATTTATCATCACCGGGCTTGATATTTTGCTCACGTTCTTTTTTACGATTGTCAGCGGCCGCATCGCTAATGTTCTCAAGAGTGTATTCTGTGTAACCTTTGAATTCATTGATTCCGGCAAGTCTTTTTAGATCTGGAATATCCATTACTTTCTCTTCCTTGCCGTTGACCAGTCTTCATAATACTGACTTTGTAGTAATGGCGCAGCTACTCCTGCCATATCTCCAAATTGGTTGATCATATTAGGTAAATGATAACCGAAAAATTTATCCATAAAAGCGTGATCAGCAGGTGTGTATTGACTAAAGTCTTTATCAGCCATTGCTTCTGCTTTTGCTATAAGTTTTTTAAGAAAAGCAGTTGTATATTTTTCTTCGTCTAAATGTGCTTCTTCTAGATCGTCTTTTTCTTTCTTTTCATCTGAACTGTGACCAAAGTACTTGTGTACTAATTTGTCTAGTTCAACATGAAATTCATCTTCTTCTTCTGGTGATACTTCTTCGCCTACTGGTGCTTCTGTATCGCCTAATGCTTGATTAAGTAACTTTACAGCCACAGGAGCACCATTACCATACATAAGTTTAGCAGCTTTTAGTTTATCTTCATCTGACATTTCAGGCCAAGTGGCTCTAAGTTCACTTGCACTCTTAATCTGCATACCACTAAAATCAAAGTTAATAGTAGGTCCATACGCCATATAGCCCATTTCATCTGATGTGTTTAGTTTTTTACCTGTGTAAGTGCGCAAGTATCCTGGCTCACCGTTCTTTTTAGTTTGATCTGGTAACGGTTGTTCGTTTTTATCTTTTACACTGCGTACAAATACAAGTGCAGTATTGTCATCTAAAATATCTACGTAAGAACGCATATTAAAAGGTGACTTAACTTGTATAAAACGTTCAGCAGGAATTCCAGCCATTGCAGCTAGTTTCTTTTTTACATCAAACGGAAACGGTCTTGTGCTAACATCTGCTGTTGCTGCAACATAAACATTAGCTTGTCCGAATGTTTTTACTGCCCAGTCGTATAGGCTTTTATGTCCAGGATGAAACGGATGAAATCCACCTGGCATAATCGCTACTACTTTTCTAGCTTCTGCTTCAAATAACTGTCTTATTTTCATGACGGTGTCCACCTTGTTCTTGGCACAAGTTTAGTTTTAGATCCAAGCGCCACGTAACCTTCGCCGCCCTGCTCACCGTTTGTGCTTTGTTTTACGTCAGCAGGAGCATCGTCTAGTTGTTGTATGATGTGATCTTTTGCTGCCATTATTCTTTTGACTAATTTAAATATACTAGGCAATGCTTTGGGATTGCTTTCGTGCATTGCTGCTAATTTAGCCTGTTGTCCTTGACTTACTTTACTATTACTTAACCAATCAAAGAATCCTGTTTCTAATTGATCTAGCTTTTGTGCTTTGCTTGTTTGATTTACATATGTGTAAATAATGCCTGCAGGATTGCTAAGACCGTTGGTTCCTGCTAAGAATTTATCAATAGCTGCTCCATTAGCCTGTGCAATTTTTTGTATATCCTTTGTTTCTGAAGTATCTACTTCAGGCGTGTGTGTAACGTATGTTTGTCCTAGCACAAGTGCTGGTCCTTGGTTAAGATCCTTTACGTCTGAAATAGGTTGCCCTGATTTATCACCAAATTCTGAATATTTTGTATGTACAACTACACCTACAGTTGTATTTGTTATACGCTTGCCTAGTTCTGAGTTAGGGTCAACTGTATATGTAACTTGGTTAGGAGTAAATGTAATACCTGCATCTGATGTTTCATACGGCTTACCAGGATGATATAGTAAATCTCCGTATACATACCCTCTAAACGATGCCGGCGTACTTTGTTTCATTATATCAAAGATTGTTGCCATTTCTTTGGCAAAGCGCTCACGCCAGTCTTCACCTTTGCCTGTACTAGTAATAAAACTATACAGCTCTTTGGCACTCTTACTGATATTGCCTTTCATCCAACCGTTTTTGCCCACAAGAACAAACTCACCGTTGTTGTCTCTGCCCCAGTACATAGTAGGATAGCCGTCCCATTTGATTGCAATGTCCTTGCTGTCGTGTCCTAATTTGTTTAAAATATGTACTGCTTTTATAGCACCTGCACTGCCGTCTACGAACACAAGATCTTCTAGGTGTTGGTATTCTCTACCCACCTTAGCTGCTTCGGTTAAAATCTTGAATTCGCTAAATCTCATTTATAATGACCTTTGTTTATTTGAGTCATTTCTTCAGCATAGATTTTCTCCATACAACTTGTACGTTCTTCTGCTGTTAGTAATTCGTTAGGGCGTTTATTAATCTTAAATTTAGAACAGTATACTTTAGTAGCTTTATCAACTACAGGTCCTAGTTCTTCTTCTATATTCCAGTCTAGTTTTCTACGACCACATTCTTGCATACGCTTGACAGCAGGAAAGAAACTTTTACGATAAAACATAGGATCATTACGCATGAATACACATATATCGTCTACTACGTCAAATGGTAGTTTGTCGTCAATTGGCTGATCAAAAAATTCATTTATTTTCATTCGTGATCTCCTCCTGATATTTCTATATCAAAGTTGTCATGACCGTTTTCAAACATAAGAGCTGCTAGTCTTTCAGCATACCCATCTGCTTCTTCATTTGTCAAGTGCTTTTCTAAAGGAATTTCAAGAACTGGATTACCTTCAGCTGTTTCTAGTAAGTTTTGTATAGGAAAGATACTTTCATCTAATTTACTAGGTTCTTGTGACTTTTCTAATATTACTCTTACAAAGTGTTCCATATTATTCCTTAGTGATTAAGTAGTATACTGTTTACAGATCCATCAGTCCAGTCACTAATGACTGCACGTACCCAGACATAGTTGCCTGTAAAATTATACATAAATGAGCCGTCTCTAAATGCACTGTCTTCATCAGCTGCAATTAGTTCTGCATTACTGATTGCAAACCAGTCACTTTCAGTTGGCTCTGCCGCAAGTGTTCCTTGCATAGCAACTTTACCAATAAACCCAGTAACAGTTACTTGTATAGTGTGTAAACCATCTGAGCGACCATAGTACCCGTCGCCTTTATGCTGTGTTCCAGTGACGGTTGTTGCAACGCTATCACCTGGATGTGTTTGTGTAGATAAGAT